TAGGTCTAGCTGCTCTGGCTTCATGATTTCCTTTCTACCCCCACAATAGCAAAATCCCCCGACTTTGTGCCGGGGGACTTGCTTAGATTTCTAAGGTTGACTAGGCAGCCGAACCCTTAAAAATCTGGAAGTGGCTCTGGTGGGAAAGGTCTGCATCGACCCGAAGCATGAAGCGGAAGACGCTGAGATCATTTCCAAATTTGAAATCATCGCTTCTGTCAACACGCAGACCACCTGCAAGACGAATCTTGTAGGAAGGTAGGTGTCCGAATCCGATTGACGCAGCAGCCGAACCAACAGCAGCAACAGCAGGGTTCTCGTGGACTGTGTATCCGAGAAGGCTGTCACGGGTTGCTCCGTTTAGACCAGGCTCGAATAGATAGTATCCGTCTGTGGTCTTTAGCTTGCGAGCGTTGCGGATTGCGGTTGGGGACATGAGCCATCCAGTTCCCTGAAGCTTCCTAACAGCAGGGTCAACTGCGTAGGTCAGGTCAATGAGCTGGTCAGCGGTGAATAGACCACCTGCGATGGTTCCGGATACACCGGTTCCAGCAGCGGTCATAATTCCGTTTGGCTTGTCGCTTCCGTCACCAGTGGTTAGAGCAGCGTTGACTGCGTAACCAATGGAGTTACCGGCTGCACGAGCTAGAACCTCAGCGATGTCAACACCGCTGTCTTCGATCAGCTCACGAGCAACTGGAACTAGGAATGCATACTTGTATGCGCCTAGAGTGATGGAGCTGAAGGTTGGCTCTGACTCGTCAATGGTTGCGCCTGCGGTCTCAAGAACAGCAGTTGCGTAGTTGGTCAGAACTGGAATCTTCAGGTCTTCTCCGCCAGCGGTCTCGAAGCGCTCTCCGAGGTCTAGCATTGGGCCAACCTCACGAGCTAGGTCATACACTCTTGCAACGAAGGACTGAGGAACAACTCCACCAGCATTTGATGGGGTTAGAGTTCCACGAGTCTCAAAGTTGTGAGAACGAATCTCACCCTTTGCAAGCGAACGAACATAGTCGTAGTCGGACTTTGATACTTCTGAAACATCGAAGCCAGAAGTTGCAGCAGCGGCCTTAGCCTCACGCTCTTCTGCCTTGCGGATGGTTTCGATTGCGGCTGCTCTCTCGTCAAGGTCTGCGTTGATGCGGTCGAACTTGCTCTGCTCTTCAGCAGTCAAGTCTCTCTTCTCAGCAGCAGCGGAGTCAAGCAGGGCCTTTGCTTCCTCCCATGCCTTAGCACGAGCCTCAGCCTGAGCCTTAATAAAGGACTGTGACATTTTGGTCTCCTAATAGTTTTATTTGACTTCAGCTGCGCTGACGCAGAACTGAAACAGGCGGTGCTTACACTCAACCCTGTTTATATCTTAGCAAAAGGAAAACCCCAGAGGTAGAAAGGATAGACCCTCTGGGGCGGTTACTCGCTAAACCTTGCGATCAGGGGATTCGCTTTTCAGTTGGTTCAATGATGCGAGTTTCCTTTATAGCGGCATACGCCGATGCGCCGCTGTTTCTATCGCTGTCAGCTTTGACTGCGACATCTTTGTTGTCTAGCTTCCAAATGGCTTCAGCCCACTTGTCTGCTAGTGAGTAAATCTCTCCAACGCTAGGGTCTCCTGCGATTGCGAGAATGGTTTGCTTGATTTGTTCTTTGCTTGCCATTAGTTTCTCTTTAGTAGTAGGTCAAGCTGTTTGCGCTTTAGGTCGAGCAGGTTTGGCTCTTCGGTCTTTTCTTCTTCTACCTGCGTCACAGGGGAAAGAGTGTCAACAACCTTCTTGATTAGTTCTGCCTCGGTGTCTGACAAATCAGAGCCTTCCTCTAGCTTGAGGACTGCATCAGCCAAAGCATCAGCATCAACCTGCGCTCTAGTTGCTACCTTGTCGAGTGAGCGAACCATTGCCTCGGTTGCGGCATAAGCAGGAAAAGCAACAATGCTTGTCTCAAAAAGTCTTACGCTCTTGAGAGTGCGCTGTGTCATTTCTTGATTCCATGAGTCTTTGATAACTGAGAAGCCAAAGCTCATCTTGTTTAGGTCTCCTCGGCGGAGTAGCTCAGCCATGTCTCGACCATCGGAAGTGTTTGGCAGGCTTGCTTCTACTCTGAGACCAACCTCGTCTTCATAGAGCTTCATTGTGCCTGAGCGAGTAGATGCAAGAACTCGGCCTGTGTCGTGATTGACCAACAGCTTGACATCGTTGCGAGAGCGTAGCGAGCGGCGGAATGCGCCGGGTTCGATGGTCTCGACAAAGCCACCCAAGTCTTCTGATGGGGAGTTGAACTTTGCAGCGTAACCAATGAAGGTCATGCCATCGCCCTCGGCTCTTAGCTCAAAGTCAGCGTCAAAGTTTCTGGTTTCTTGCTTCATGTTTGCTCTCTCTTGCTCGGCTTCTAGTCTAGTCTTTACACCTTCTGCATAAGCCATCGCTCGTCTTGCAGATCGCTTAGTTGTTCCGCCACCCCATAGAGCCATTGCAACAACTCCGGGTGATGGGAAGTTTTCTGATGAAGGGTTGGCATCAGGTGAATCTAAATCTCCCAAGTGTCTCGCAATCCAAGCTGCAATCCGAACCCACTTGTCGGCGGAGACATTTCCCTCAGCCATTGCTCTAGCTTCTCTGATTGTGCGATCTACTAGACCATCTCCGCCAAGCCCCTCTTCATACCATTGCAAACCTCTGCGAGCAGATGCCCTCATGTAGGCAGGTGCAGTCAGGTCAACCTGACGAACCTCGTCATCGTCTTCATCGTCTTCATCCATCGGTTCTGGCAGCGGGTCAATCTTTGTCAGCGTTGAGAACTTGTGTCCGACATAAACATCGGTATCATCCCAACCACCTTCTACTCTTTGGTAAACCTGAATCAAAGCGGCAGGGTCATCGGGAGTGCCTGTGATTGTGAATGATGAGTCTGGAACATTTATTGTTCCGTCTCGCTCAATCTGGACAATCTCGCCTCTAGCTCGACCGCCCGATGTGTTCCAAGAAACATAATCGCCAACCTCAAGCTCGTTTGGTCTCGCTCTTTCTCCGCCGGGTTCGATGCCCTCAGAGATTGAGACAGCGACCATCTGGTCAATGGCATCTTGCTTGGTTGTGTGGCAACCAATCACTTCGCCGTCTTCTTTTACAGTTGCCCAACCTGAGCAGTCAGGTGATTGATCAGTTATGAAGTATGGCATTAGCCGAGCCTCGCATTCACAGTTATTGTTCCCCCTAGTGCAACCGCTGTGCCGTTGATTGTGATGCCTCCTGCGGTTGTGTTGATGCTGATCGTCTGCGTTTCAGCGTTGTAAACAATCGGCGATGTTGCGGCTACAACTCCAGCAGGTCCTTGTGGTCCAGTCGCTCCGGTTGCACCCTGCGGTCCAGTAGGGCCTGTCGGTCCTGTCGCTCCCGTAGCTCCAGTTGCTCCGGTTGGTCCAGCAGGTCCAGTTTCGCCTTGAATACCCTGTGGGCCTTGTGCGCCAGTCGGGCCAGTAGAACCAGCAGGGCCAGTTGCACCAGTATTGCCTGTGTCACCTTTATCGCCCTTGTCACCCTTGAGTCCCTGAATACCTTGCTCACCCTGTATGCCTTGTGCGCCTTGTGGTCCTGTTGCTCCAGTTGCTCCTGTTGGACCTGTGTTGCCTGTGTCCCCCTTGTCACCCTTATCTCCCTTTAGTCCTTGAATACCTTGAGGGCCAGTTGCGCCGGTAGCTCCAGTTGCGCCTGTTGCTCCGGTATCGCCCTTGTCACCTTTGTCTCCCTTTTCGCCCTGCGGCCCAGTTGCACCTTGAGGCCCTGTAGCACCAGTCAATCCTTGAATACCCTGAATGCCTTGCGTTCCCTGAAGTCCTCTTGGGATGACAAGACTCAAAGTCTGGTTAGGTGCTGTGCCTGTAATTGTTGCGCCTGCATCGCCACCCGGTGCGCTGGCTGTGACAGTTCCAATGGTTAGCGTGTTGGCTGGTCCGAGCTGACCTTGTATTCCCTGCGGTCCTTGTGGCCCAGAGTTTCCAAGAGTGACACTTGTAGAAGTCTCAATGACCGAAACATCAACGCTAGTTTCCGTAACTGTGAGCGTTGAATTGGTTTCAGTTATTGCGACAACTGACCGAGACATTACCGAGTGACCTGCGCTTCGACTGAGAAATTGCCTTGAACAAGTCTCGTGATGGCAGAGCCAGAGTTCAATTCAAGGTCGTAAAGATATTGCCCTGCGACTATTGAACCCATTGTGTTTGCGCTGACGCTGATGTCAATAGTTCCAGCAGTTCCGCCGAGAGTTATTCCTGATCCATTCGTCAAGCTAAGAACTGGAGTTGATGCGTCATAGGCTTCTCTGACTTGCATGGCTGCGGTGTAGTTAGTTAGATTGACCGCTGTGCCACCGATTGACCAACTCAGAGACAGGTCATAGGTTGCACCCTGATAAGCGGTGATGTTGTATCTGCCCGGTGTAATCACTTGCTTAGCCTCAGAACTCTCACATCTCTAGTTGCTCCGTCTGAAATACACCACAGGCTATCTCCGGGAGTCAGATAAAACTCTTCAGTTGTTTGCTTGGGAAGGTTCAATCCTGTTGCAGTGGTGACATTGCTTCCGCCAAGATAAACAGTATGTTCTGAGTTGTTATGAATGTGAACACTTACAGGATTCGAGTCAGCAGGTGCAATTTGAGCTGCAACTGTTCCGATGCTGAAGTTGATTGCTAGTAGTCCCATTTATCCCTCCGGGTAAACAGATGTTGGGTCGGCTGGATTAATCTGTGCGACACCCTGAAGCTGAACGCTTGGAACGCCTGTGTGTGCGATTGGTGGCAAGCCCATAGCTGCAAGGGTCTCGGCAGGGTCAAAACCTGAGTTGATAAGTCGCTGTGCCATGAGAACTCTCTTGTCGGTTGCAGATAGGTCTGCTGCGTCAATGTTGACATTCGCAAGGGGCACTCTGAGGATGTCTCCGCCGTCAATCTTTGACAGGCCTTCTGCGACACGAGCGTCATTGGTTGTCAGGATTCCAGCTTGGATTCCCTGCGAGTAAGCAGAGAAGCGAGATTGTGCATCGCCTCGAAGCAGGCTGTTCATGTTGAATTCAACAAATGCGCCCTGTCCGTTTGGATAGACCTGAAGCAAAGTTGAGAGTGAGTTCTCGATGATTGCAACATAAGGTCTGAGAGTGTGGGTCACAAACTCGATGGATGTCTGCTCAATGCTTGAGTAGGTGTTAGTTCCGGGCAGGTTCATCAGGTGAGATGGGATGTTCCAGATTCGACAGAGGTCTTCGATAAACATTCTGCGTGAGTCGAGAAGCTGTGACTCTTCTGGGTTGATGCCAATGTCTTTAATGTCCAGACCTGAGTGCAGAACGATTGTCTTGTGAGCTTTTCTCCAACCGCCATGACGAGCGTCAACCGACTTCGCCAGAAGCTTCGCCTGATCCTCTGTGAGCGACTGAGGTGTCACTAGAGCGTAGTTGCCCGATGCACCTTGTCCGAAGAAACGCTGAGCGTATGAGTCGAGAGCAAGTCCTAAGCCGAGAGCTTCTTTCATCGCCTCAACTCTTGAAACGCCTCGGATTGCGCCGGGTCGCATAACTGACTCGACAATGTGCAGAATTTCGTCAGAGGTGTAAGTCTTCTGGTCTTCTTCATAGACAAACATCACTCGACCATTGCGGTTGCGCTTGACCTCAATCTTGGTCGGGTTGAGAACCATCAGGTTAATGGGGAAGCCTTCCTCATCCCTAAAAATTCTCACGAATGCGTTTCCGTCAAGCATGAGCGAAGCGATGATTGAGCTAATGAATGGTGTGCGGTCAACAAAGGAAATGTCAGGTCGGTTCACCCAGTCAGGCTTCGGCCTCATTAGAAGTTTCTGTCCGTCTCTGCGAACCCAAGCATCCATCGGCAGGGTTGAGATTGTTCCAGCGATCAGCGAGATGGCAGCCGACACGCCTGCGAGTTTGTAGACATTGTCTTCGTCAATGAAAGTGCCTGAGTTGTTCTGAAGCTCAAAGTCAAGACCAGCACCCCAAAGGCTGTTAGGGGTTACTGCTCGCTTCTCGAAAATGTTTCCTAGCATCAACGCCTCTCAATAGCTATGCCGAAGAGGATGGAGAAAGCTCCACCGACAATGATTCCCGCAGGGATAAAAATAAGACCAACCCCGACACTTATGGCAATTGCCCCTGCAACCTGTAGAGCTGTGACCAATTTAGAAGACATAGACACCCGGAGTTAGTTGTTCGGGTTCTATTCTAACCTGTAAGGCTCTATCTACTGCTATAACCGCTGCGACTGCTGCGTCAATACGGCGTGATGATGCTCTGTTTTCTTTCACTATCCTGACTCCTAGATTGTCGGTTTTTACTACTGCGTTTGACAGATGGCGAGCCAGTAGCGGGTCTCCGTCATGTCTGAGCTTCTTGTCAACTACAGCGTCAAAGAACTTGGCGCAAGCCGGGACCATGCGTCTTGCGTTGGTCGATGGATACTCAACTATTGGGTAGCCTTCCTCAGCTAGAACCTGCATTGACCTTTGCCAGCGGTAAGGATCGCAGACTATCTCTTTGACATTGGGGTTAGCGGTGACGAACTCTCTAATCTTGTTCTCAACCTGCAGGATGTCAACACGCCAAGTAGCGTCATGGATGTTGGGGTCTTTCTCCCAAGCCTGAATCATAAAAACTTGCGGTTCATCCTCGATGGTTGCACCGACTAGGACTGTCGAGTCACCTGAGAACGATCCGTCAAAGCCAATGATGTATTCCTTGTCTGTCAGGTCGAGCGGTGCTTCACAGGCTTCCCAAGAACCTGACGGCAACCATGAGACCGCTGACGATACCCATTGCCCGCAACGCTTAGTGCGGAATTCCGGCTCAGGTGTTCGCCTAACTGC